TAAATTCTGGGAGTTGATTTTCAATTATTTGTTGAACTTTAACTCTTTTATCAATACCAGTGCTTATCATATTATCCTCTTATTAATTCTCCGTTTGTGTAACTTGAAGTAACCTTATAACCAACACCAGATATTTGATCGCCTGATGAAATAGTGTCCTTAACCATATTTATCGTACTATCAGCAATGTTAAATTTTAGGTATAAATCCTGAAGTCCAATAACATCATTTGATTCTGGGAATGCTTGAACTTCTATAACATTATTTGGTTTATCAGTTGATGTTATATTAATTGTTGTTAGATTAATTTCTCCCTTTATATAATCAACAGTTCCTGCATTTTCAACAATAACTACTTTTTTACCATCAGCAAAGTCCTCTCTAACGATAGAGACTATTCCTGTTTTCTTATCAGCATTTGGTGTATCTGATAAGAAAACTGTTGAAGATACACCAGATATTGTAAATCCAGTACTCTTAATATTTAAACCCTCAGATTTAACATTAAATTGATTACCAAAACAAAGTTCATATTGTGCAAATTGATTAGTAAGAGCATTTAGATTTCTTCTAATTCTTACTTTTGTTATATTTGAAGTTATAGAATCCTCTATATTGTCAATTACACTTAGAACTTTACTATATTTAAATCTACCACCAAATTTATTAATTTCTGTAGATTTGGAGTATTCTGTTAACCCACTAACAATATTTGACTTTAATCCATCTATATTTTTAACTTTTGATGAATTATAATAAATGAAACTATCTAATTCTATATGAAGAATTTTAAGATCAATTATTTTTTGATTTATTCCTGTTAAAGAATAATTTTTTAAATCCGACAATATTCTATTTTTATCAAAATCAGATACAAAATCACCATTTTGAGGTTTTATTGTAATAAAAACAGTTCCAAACTGAGGTGGATCTATTTCTTCCCCACCAACAACTGAAACACTTTCAGTGTTTGGGTAAATTTGTTGTATTATTGCCTCATAATCCCTTGCTGTAACCGCCCTGTACTGTGATGAATAGAGTCTAGGGGCAAAATACTTAATCGAGTCTACAGGTTCAATATTACCCCCATTAGAGGCACCTGAGGATACTTCTATGATTGGAGTATTATTTAAATTAACTATTGCTCCAACTTGATCTTCTATAGTTCCTGCAAAAGAAAATGATGATGGACCATTACCATCTTTTCCATCAGTAACAATATAACTAATATCAATTGTTTTACCACTTTCCAACTTTTCACCAAAAATACCATCACCAAAAAGAAGTTCGTATCTTTCATCCTGAATTTCTTGTAATAAAAATGTTTTGGATGATGGTTTGATATTTAAAATATTATCTACTTTATTAAATAGTATTCCTCTGTCTGCACTATCTGCTTTATCCTTCACATAGACTATAATAGTTGATGCATCAATAGATGGATTATCTAATATAAATCTTTGATCTAAAGATCCATCGACACTAAATGTTTTTCTTAAAAATGTACCTTGTAAAACTTCAATTGAATTAAAATTAGCTTTATATCCAATAATATTATTATCATTATCTCTTATTATTTGTGTAGTAGTGGTTATATCGTCTGGAATTGAAAAAGTATACGTTATATTATTACCTGAACCAATACACACTAGACCTGCTTTGAGGGTCACTGAAGAGGTTTCTGAGTTACTTGCAGTCTCTATTTGAAATGATATGGTTGCTTTTGCTGCAGTTTTAGATCTTGGAACATATCCAATGTTTCTTGCTAATGAAACTACGTTTTCTCTCACTGTTGCAGAGTCTAAAAACGATTCATTAACAACTAAATTGGAGTTAACTGCAGTTATATACGTATTATATGCTAAAGTATCAATTAAAACAGAAAAATTAGACCCTTCAAAGTCAAAATCACTAAAATCTGAGTTTGAACGTAGATAATCCTTAATCGACGTTTTTATTTGGTCAAAATCTAAGTTTGAAAATTTAGTAAATGGCATATTATCTAGTGGCTTCTAATATGAACTGGAATGCTTGTGTTGGAAACTGTTGTCCTATTATATCAAAGATTACATTTACTTCAAATTCATTCTGATCTGGTCTAGGAAATACTTCAACCACTAAATTATCTACTCTTGGTTCGTAATTTTCAATTGTAATTTGAATTTGTTGTTGTATAACCGATGCAGTACCAAAATCACAGAAATCAAAAAGACTACTTCTTATGTTAGTTCCCAAATTTGGGTTAAAAAACCTTTCTCTGGGTATAGTTTGCACTAAATTTCTTACAGATCTCTTGATTGCGTTCGCATCTTTGATAACTGTAAGGTCTTTTGTGACTGGATGAGGTATAAATGATAAGCTAATATCCTTAAATGACCTAGATACCCTAGTTTTCATTCAATTTATTAAACAGTTTGCTAGATTTATTTATACTTGAAGTTTTAGTTACAAAAAAACATAAAAAAATCGCCCTTTTAGGCGATTTCTGAGTTATTTTATGTCTTTTTTGACTATTTTCCTTGTCCTCTATATCTTTTACGAGACGAGTTACGGGATGTTGCCGAGTATTTCGAGTGTTTGCCGTTCCCTTGACGAGATTTTTTAGGACGTGACTCTACAAATGTATCACCACTTACTCCTGTTCTTACTTTTGCCATAGTTACTCCGTTGTAATTTCAGTTTTTACATCACTTGGATGAGGTAGACCTGTCTGATAGAATTCTATCGATAAATCTTCGAGTCTTTCAAACATTTCGTACTCTGAAAGACTAGAAAATATTACTTTATCTTTTATAAGAATATTATATAACTCTTGTTTTTTCATGTCCTACACGAATTCGTGGGTCGCACCATATTTCAAATCCTGCTTCCTTTGCATCAAGACAGAAAGAAACGTCCTCACCGCACATATCTTGCACTTCTCCTGATTCAAAAACTTGCATCTTCGGTGCGAACCATGGATACTTCATTTCATCATGCTCAAAGACTCCCTTTTTAATTAATAACCATCCGAAACCTGCATAATCTACAGTAAATGGTTTTTTGCGTTTGGATATACTTTCGATTGTCTCATGATTCATAACTCCACCATTGCTACGAAAATCATCCTCTTCCATCCAATGTGCAACTGAGGTAGTTTTGCCGTCTTCGGTACAATACCAACCAGACGCTATATCTTTATCCATTAAAACTAACTGAAAGAATTTCTCAGAATTAAAAACTATATCTGAATCAATCCATAATTGATAATCATAGTTTAACTTACCATCCCATGGTAATTGATCTGGTCCTCTTAATACATTTGCTCCAAGACACTTACAACGGGCAAAATTAACCATTGATGAATAATCTTGAGATATTTGTATACTTGCACCTGCTTGTACTAAATCAAAACATAATTGAACAAATGCTTTTAAGTAAGTATATGATACTCCTCTACCAGGTAAACAAAATACTACTGATTTTCCTTTAACTAATTCTTTTGCTTTATCATAATCCCATTCAGATGCTTTATTAACTGCTGGAGATTTTGCCTTTACCGTAAATCCTTTAGCCATAACGTGTTGTAATTACAATTCAATTATATCAGTTTATATAGTAGTTGTCAATATGATGCATCGACCATCTCAGGTTCGCTTAACTTTTCATATGTTAAATCTTCTGTAAAATACGACTTATATATCCGTCTCCATATTATATTAAACTCCCACTCAGTTAAATCTTTGAATAAACAATTATTCTTTAAGTATATGTGATAAGTTGGATTAGTCATCTTTTTCTGTGAGAATAATCTCACCTTTATCTATATTCCATTTTAACACAAGATCTTCATACCAGTCAAGTTCATTAATTATCTCTTCGGGTATTGTCATATGATATCTGTCCGTTACTGGATCAATCTCTATGGTCGAAAAAATATTATCGAAATTTTTTTTCATACTATACAAACCCTGTGGTCGTTTTATATATGAGAAAAAAAAATTTGAATTTCCTTATATTTAGAGGTCGCATTGGGTCGTTTATAGCTTAGGGGAGTCATCGGAATTATAAACAACCCCCCGATCAACGGGGGGAACTGTCTGATTCACGAACGGATAAGCACCTGTTTACTCAACCTCTTCTTAATTGTCTTAAGCACATTACCATCTGATGATGAGGCAGGGGTGACGTATCTATCACCCGTGGTTTGATTTATCCAAATGATGTGTTTTTTCTTTCTATGCACTGTGTAACCATGAAATTTCATGATCTTACGGAGTTCGGAGTTATACTTATTATAGTTCATGCTGTTGCGAACCTCCGATTAGGATTAGTGAAATTATTGTAACTAAACTCACGACGGTCAACCAACTTGAAATAACCGAACCGTGATATCATAACGTATCCTTCACCTTTGAT